TTTTAATTATTCTAACTTGGTTATCGTTAGAAGTTTAATTTACTTTTGGTTTTTACAATTCAAAGTTTGTTTTGAATTAACCGACATAACCTCAAAGAACTATGACAAACATAGTGAAAAATATTAAAAAATTCACTATCTTAGACAAAATATAATATAATGGCAGAACTTACTATAAATACGATGGGGTCTTATCAGAGCGGGTCATACCCGTTCCCTAAAGATGAGATCCCTATTTCACAAAAAAACGAGAACTGGGGAAGGAAGTTTTGTGAGGCTATGTATGCTGCTTATGTTACAGATCGATCAGGAGTACCCTATTCAAGTATTGATGAATTGAACACCCTACGACAGTATGCTGAGGGAAACCAAGATGCGTCACAATACCAAAATATATTATTGGATGAGTCTGAAGATGGGTCAGAGCTGGAAGGCTATATGAATCTTAACTGGGATATATTGGCGGTGATGCCTAAGTTTATGAATATCATCCAAGGAATATTTGAAGAACAGGAACATTCAATTGTTGCGAGTGCGGTAGATCCCAAAAGCACCAGAACCCGTGAATTAGACAAGCTTAGGAAGTGGTTTAAGGGAAGATATAAGCCAATGCTGGATGCAGTAAACAATATTGCTGGCTATCAGCCGGAGCCAGAGTGGATTCCGGAAACACTTGATGAATTAGGAATATATGAACAGACCGGCGGCTTTAAATTGGTTAAGGAAACAGAGATAGAGGAAGGTTTAGATTATTCCTTTTATATTTCTGACTGGAAAGAGATAAAGCGCAAAATGATTTATGATTTTGCCTCCATTAATAGTGCAGCCGTAAAAGACTATACAGACCAATACACACGCAAGGCCAAGGCCAGATATGTAAATCCTGCCAAACTAATAATCCAGTACAGCCGGTATTGGGATCACCGAAACTCAGAATATGGTGGTGAAGTAATACAGGAATCAATAAGCAATATAAGAAAGAACACTGACCTTTCAGAGGAGATATTGCGCCAACTGGCTCAGTTTTACAACGGAAGATCATCAAACCTTACCATATCATCATGGGCCGAGGATGACCTGAAATTGGAAGGTGGAGGATGGAAGTATGATAATTTTATGATCGAGGTGGTGGATGCTGAATGGTTTTCTGTGAATGAGAAAGGTCGCACTTACCGCACTAATTCAAGGGGAGATACATTTTCTTATGATGAGAAAGAAGGTACTACCCATGATACTCAAAAGAAAACCACCGTCCTGAAAAAATATAAAGTTGTCTACCGGGCAAAATGGATAGTGGGAACAAACTATGTTTATGATTTTGGGTTGCAATATGATGTTCCCCGGCCCGGGAAAAAAGAAGTTGAGCTATCTTATAAATTTTACAAACTACCGGGGCGTTCAATAGTTGACCTTTCAAGGTCAAATGTTGATCAGATGGAACTAACATGGTTTAAGTTACAAAACGCACTTGCCATGTCGTCTAATAGCGGTATAGCGGTTGAATACACATCCCTAATGAACATGAAATTAGGGGGGCAAAAGATGGAGCCGATGGAGATATTGGCCATACGCAGGGAAACAGGCGACCTTATCTACAAAGCAACAACACACCTTGGAAAGCCAAACCTGCCGGGAGGCATGAGGCCAATACAGGAACTATCGGGAGGTATAGGTCCTCAACTGGAGGAGTTTGTCCGTCTCTTTGAGATGAACCTTGAAATGATAAGAGAAGTGACAGGCATTAACAGGATAGCTGATGCATCAAACCCGGATCCCAATCAGAGTGTTGGTGGTAGCCAGATGGCTATTGCCGCAACAACTAATTCTCTTAAACCTTTGTATTCAGGGTATGCACGCCTGAAAGAAAAGGTGGCTCGCAGTCTGGCTCTTAGGATCCAGTTGTTGATTAAGCATGATAAGAAAGCGTATGAGGGCTATATTCCTGTTGTAGGGGGGTCCGGAGTAAAAATATTAAGTGTTGGTGCTGATGCTATAGATGCTGATTATGAAATAAAGATCCAGGCCAGGCCAACAAAAGAGCGCAAGCAGGTTATTATGGAGGCGGCAATGAAATCTATGCAGCCTGACAAAGATGGATATGTGGGTATAGAGGAGTCAGACTTTATGATGATTGAACGCCTGTTAGAGAACGGTAATGAGAAATTGGCCGAGATAATGCTAAATTACCGGTCACGGAAAAACAAAGAACGTCAGCTTAAATTGCAGAGAGAGAATATGGAGATAAGTTCCAAAAATGATCAGCAGTCAAAAATAGTTGCCGCCGAAGAAGAAAGGAAAAACATGAAGTTTGAGAGTGACCTGGAAATGCAGAAAGAGACAGTTAAGGCTGATCTTGAAGATCGTAATAATAAGAGAGAGCATCAAAGAAAATTAGAACAAATAGCTTTAGAGCAAACATATAAGGAAAACACAGATCAATCAAAATTAAAAACTAAAACGGCTTAATTATGAAAGAGAAAGATTTTATGAACAATCCTGAGTTTGATGCATTGAAAGATGTGGAAGGCGTTGATGCCAACAAACTCATAGAGACAGCAACAGGGGAAAAACCGGAGGAATCAGGTGATGAGCCGCCCAAGCCCGAAGGACAAGGAGGTGATGAGCCGCCCAAGCCCGAAGGACAAGGAGGTGATGAGCCGCCCGGAACGCAAAAAAAAGACGAACCGCCGGTCCCATCATCGCAGGACGATATACTGAAAGAGATTTTCGGGGATCGTTTTAAGACGATTGATGAGGCCAAGCAAGCGAATATAAACGGGGTACTGGAAGAGGTCGAAAGCCTGAGACAGGCCAAGATTGATCTGGAATCACAACTTTCAACAAAGCCCAAAACAAACTTCGCAAATGACGAAGTGGCTCTTTATAATGAATTTGTGAAAGAAACCGGTATTCGTAATTATGGGGTGTTTGAGAAAATTAACAGTGCAGAATTAGCGAACATGGATCCCATGGACGCACTTGTAACAAAGCATCTGTTTGATCACCCGGAATTATCTGGTAAGGAAGCCTTGGTTCGTAAACGCTTCGAGAAGAAGTATAACGTGGATCCTGACCAGGTAGATGAGGAAACGCTTGAACTCAACAAACTTGACATGGAGACTGATGGAGGCTCCGCAAAACAGGCGTTGCAGGAGTTGAGAGGGAAGTTAAAAATTCCCGAGCCAGCTGCCGAAGAAGAAAAACCAAAGGAGTTATCTCCGGAGGAAAAGTCCAAACTGCAAGATGCATGGGGGAACATAGGCCAGCAGGTCAGTAAAGCTCTGGAAAAGCTGAAAGTACCCATCAAAAATGGAAAGGAATCTCTTTTGGATTATGAAGTATCAGAGTCCGAACAGAAAGAGATCCGAGATTTTGTCGCAAGTTATGCCGCTGAGAACCAAATGGAACTTGACGAAACAAATGTGCGTACAGTATCACATATGGTTTATAACCAGTTGATGATGAATAAGCTACCAGACATCGTACATTCCGTATTTGAGAAGGCGAGAAGTCTGACCGAGGAAGAAGTTCATTCTCTATATGAGAATCCATCACCATCCAGAAACACAGATACCCCACCTGGACCAACGGAGACCCCAAAGGGGGATGCCGAGAAAACCCAGGATGATATCTTTGATGCAGAGATGGGCCGTTACAACAAGTAATCTAAGTAAGAGGTGTGTATTTATGTTGAATTTAAAAAAAGATAAATTATGAATCCAGATGCTATTGCGCAAATATACGCCTCAGATATAGTATCAGGCTTTGATATTCACAAGCCTGAGAAACTAAACGTACTCTTCGCAAGGTACGGAGATCAGGGGGCAAGTTATTTCCAACTGCTCAGGTCCATGGGATTTGAGAAGGAAGTAAGTCTTGATACCTATTCGCACTATGAGGAAAACCGAATCCATGAAGTCTGTATTGTTGATGCAACTGTCACCCAGCCCGACATCGGTGCTGACATTACTTTTGTTCTCAATTCAGAGAGTTTGGATGGAAATGATAACTTTTATCTAAGGAAATGGGATGTTATTCTTTTCCCGAACGAAGTTACCGGTTCAGTGACTGACATTGATGTATCCACGTCTACAGCACCGGCAATTACCGTTACTCTTAATGACGATACGGAGCAATTCCCGGGATTGACGGGGGGAGATGAGCTGATCATTATAACCAATGCCTTTTCCGAAGGATCAGGGCAGCCAGATAGTGCTATCAGGGGGACCTGGGAGTATGAAAATGATGCACAGATAATCAAGGAGACTATCGGATATACGGGTAGTGAGATGGTCAATCAGACATGGTTCGATGTAACGTCTATGGGGTATAAAATCCCTGCATATTATTTTCTTGGTCAGGTGGACATTGACTACCGTATGGCATTACGCATCGATGGTGCGCTGCTATTCGGCAAAAGAACAGTCAATCCATCACTTGTCGATCCCGATACGGGCCGTGCAATCAAAACAACTGAAGGCATGGTTCCATATATCCGGAGGGTCGGAAACGAGCAGTCTTACACAGGTGGCGCTTTTGATGTCACTCAGTTTGACGAGATGGATAACACCCTTGACCGTGAAGGAGCAGGAAATTACATCCTGAGCTTGCTGGGTATAACTTTACACCAGAGTATCGAGAACTCCCTTGTTAGTTATTTTGCCAACACAAACATACAATTTGCAAGGCAGACCACTAATGAGGTGTTGTTTAACAACAATGAGTCTTTGGCCGCATCAATCAATTTCAAGTATCTGACAAAATCAGAGAGGACTTTCTTATTCAAGAGAATGGGCGCTCTTAATAACCCGAAGCTCTACGGAGCCACCGGTTATGAGGCCATAGGTCCTAAGCTTGGAATGTTCATGCCTATCAACAAGAAGAAAGACCCTGTTACAGGTAATATGGTTGAATCCATTGGTACACGCTACCGTGGCCTTGGCCGTTATAACAGGAGAATGGAGGTATGGCAGGTTGGTGGCGCAGGTGAAGGCCTGAAAGTTACCGAGTTTGACAAAAGGAGTACCTATCAGAGGTGCCATATCGGATCGCATTTCCGTGGTGGTAACCAGATGCTTATCATGGAACCGGCTTAGCCGTGTGAATAATATGGAAGGGTCCAATTAAGAGGCCCTTCCTTTTAATTAACTTAAAAGAAAAAAACAGCTATGTTATACAAGAATGACGAGTTATACAAAATGACAGCAGCAGATCACAAATACGTGAAACAGAGGTTTCCCGTGTTCCCCATCAAGCTAACCTATCCGGACAGCAGGATTAAGCCATCGAAATCTAAGCATAATCGTTTACCGGATAAGCCCAATTCAATAAGTTTTCCTATGTCAGCACCAGTAAAAAGCAAGATGGGAACTGAGAGTTGGAGATATGCTGAGAACAGGATTATTGGTACAAATGGAAGAGTGATATGGTCACCCACCAATTTGGTGATAAGAAGTATGAGGCTTTTACAAGAGGAAGATATAGAGCTTATATTCTGGCTTATTAAGTGTTGCCCTTTCCTTGAAGAAGGTGATAATTTTAATGGGAGGGTACCCAAATGTGCTATTGAGGACCTTGTGGGTAAGGCCGAGAAGAAGGCGACCAAGGAGGCTGATGTAGCGAAGATGAAAGCTCTTATTTATGCTCCTGACATAGGTTTATCAGAGAAAGAACTGAGGACCGTGGCGAAAGCGTACTTTATCAGTGGTGTTGATGATTTGAGCCATGCACAGGTCAAGCTGGCTGTTGAGACAATGGTTAACAGAGATAAGAGGGAAGGAATAAAAAACTTCCTTAACCTTGTTGATGCCGATGCTGCCCTGAAGGTGCGCTCATCTATACAGAGAGCCATTGATAAGGAGGTTATTACCTATATGGTTGACAAGAGGACATGGGCCTGGGTAACACCACAGGGGGAGAAGAATGAGCCGATATGCCAGATAACTGCCGGGAATGAGCCTCATCAGGCATTATACGATTACTTCCTGGGAGATAAGCAGTTTGCCACAGAGCTGGCAACAGCATTAACTGGTAGTAAGGTGGTGGCTTCCAAAACGGCAGATGTGCCGGGACCGGAAGAGTAGGAGTGGCCTTAACATAGAACTATATTTGTGCCGTATTCTTTCAATAGGGAGTGCGGCACTTTACTATAAATTATTTAGAGATGAACGCAACGAACAGTTTTGAATCAGAGATCATAAGGCACATACTGCTTAATGAGGCCATTCCTAATATAGGGGATGCTGCAGGACTACCGGCAGCAGTCACCGAAGGAGATGTATATATCTGTTTGCTCACCCAGGCACCCGGGGAGGCTGGGGATATAACTAATGAGGCGGCGTACACCGGTTATGCACGGGTGGCTGTACCCAGGGGGTCGTTAGGATGGACAGAGGCGAACGGACAGGCACAGAACGCAGCAGCAGTAACGTTTCCGGAATGTACCGGAGGATCCGAGGATCTGAAATATTTTGGCATATGTAAGACATCGACAGGTG